CTGCTGCAACCGCTTCAACTGCTCCAACTGCTGCAACTGCTGCAACCGCTCCAACTGCTCCAACTGCTGCAACTGCTGCAACCGCTTCAACTGCTGCAACTTTCTTAGATTGTCTATTGATTGCAATTTACTAAGCTCTGACTGGCTCAAATATTTATGCAGAAAATCAGGTATTTTTGTAACCCTATAATGCTCTAATTTTTGTCTCAAATAAATTCTTTTTTGAGTAACAGACTGAGCAATCAAAGGCCATTTATTAAAGCATAATGTTTGCTCAGCCAATTCATCGAATTCGTTAAAGACAACGGCTTGGTGCATAGACTTTTTATATTCTTCTATGTCGCCAAATAAATAACTTTTTTGATCATTCCCAAAACTCCAGATGCACCTGATATAAGCATCGCTATCTTTTTTTGCAAAAAAATCATCACGCGAAACCCATTTCGGCTTGAAAACTGAGTAGTTAAATTCACCATTGATTGCTCGTTTAACCAGATCAACAATGTCACTCTTAATTTCATTGTAATGAAAATATGAATACTTATGACTAAACCGCTTGAGCATGCAGTGCGTCATCGAAAAACCGCCGCCGAATAGATCATAGAAATGCTCGGCATTCGGCAGCATCATGCAAACGCTGGGAGCAATCGTAGCCTTGGAGCCCATGTATGGAATGCCGTAATCACTCATATTTTAACCTTGTAGCCGCGATCATTCATCTCTTGAAATAGCTCGTCAAGGTCACTCATGTCTTTGCATTCAACATGCAATATAGGTTTCTTTTCTGGCTTCTCATCCTCATCTTCGTTTGGTAAATCTGGAATAAATTCTTTATCTTTAAAATCCTCCAGTGAAAAATCCATAAAATGAATATCAAACTTCTCATCCATCTCAAACAGCTCACCAAGCTCCTCATTCAGCAAGGTCACGTCCCATTCGCTTTTGTCATGCGAGCGGTTATCTGCTATTCTGTATGCACGCACTTGCGCCGGAGTTAAGGTCGAGGCAATATGCACGGGCACGTTTGTTAGGCCAAGCTCTTTCGCTGCTAGCAATCTTGTATGGCCAACGATCAGAACCATGCTACTGTCAACGACTAGAGGCTGACGGAAGCCAAACTCTCTGAGCGACTTGACGACCTCGGGCACTGCCTTTTCGTTCTTGCGGGGGTTCTTCTTATACGGTTTGATCTGTTCGATTGGCATGTCAACAATATCCACAAGGACTCCAAAGGTAAAATGTATGGTCAAAAAAAAGACTACAGATAAACGCACAAGGAGTAAAGCACCGAGCACAGATCACCTAAAAGTCGAGACGATCAAGAGCGATGATATTCACAGCGCAGCTGATCTGGTTCCAGAAGGACAGTATCAAAAAATTGTTTACGATTGGAACCATGACGACATAAAAAAAATTTCAGGCATGGCTCGCATCGGTTTGAAAATACCGCAAATTGCAGCTGTTATGGACTGTTCTCAATCCATATTTGATCAGAGAATTGCAGCTGATAAGAAGACATTTGAAGAGGGTGGCGACCCTGAATATAATCTGTATTGCATTTTGGAAAAAGCTAGAGCAGCTGGTGATGGCGCTATAGCCCGCACATGCTATGAGGTTGCGCTCGAACAGAAGCATCCGACGATGCTAATTTGGTTGTCAAAAGTTCGTCTCGGATGGCGAGAACACATCGAAGTTTCGGGTGAGGTTAAGCACACCGTTCTATATGAAACACAGCTTACTGATGGTGTCATCAGGCAAGACCAACGCAGCTTAGACAATGGCGATATAATTGATGCAATGATCGAAGAGGTCACGGAGGAAGCATGTCCCAAACCCTTGCCAGACTAAGGATTGCGACGCCGCCGCATTCCACTAAACAGTCACTAATAATGAACGCATTTTTCATCAATGGGATGCAGGAGATCTGGGTCGCATGCGGGACTAAGGCAGGAAAAACGTATGCAGCTAGCAGCGCAATGAGCCTTGCTTTTCCCTTAAAGCAGCAAGCTTTGTGGAGATGGATCGCTCCGGTATATTCCCAAAGTAAGATCGGTTACAAATATATAAAAAGAATTTTACCTCCAGAGCCACACGTCAAAGCAAATGAATCTAACCTATCCCTATACATGCCGCAGATAGATTCGCAGATACAATTTTTCCACGGCCAGTCTCCGGAGTCGATCGAGGGAGAGGCCACGGCAGGCAACGTCCTTGATGAAGCGGCCAAGATGAAAGAAGAAGTTTACGATGCGGTTAAGACCACGACCACGGTCACGCAAGGATTGATACTAGGCATCTCTACGCCTAAAGGAAGGAACAATTGGTTCTATAAAAAGTGCATGGAAGCTAAGGACGAGATGCTTCGTGCAAAGTTTGAAGGACGAAGGCCGAGAAAATTATATATCCACGCGCCTTCATGGGTGAACCCTGCCGTGTCGATGGACGTGGTGAACGACGCCAAGTCCACGATGCCTGAGAGATTGTGGCGTCAATATTATATGGCAGATTTTCTAGCAGATGGATCAGTGTTCGCTAACGTACACAGCTGCTACTGCACAGACTTCCTCGACCTGCCTGAGCAGTTCCTCTGGCTCGAAGATAAGGCTATAGAGCAAGAGGCCGTGATAGGAGTCGACTGGGCACGCAGCGTTGACTTTACAGTCTTCACGGCTATCAATCCAAGGACGCGTAAGACGATAGGCATATGGAGGATGCGAGGCGTTGGCTATCCCGCTCAAATACAACGGTTAAAGCTCTTTGCTGCGAAATTCCTAGACTGCCTCGTGGTCTGGCATGACAAGACTGGAGTCGGGATCGCTTTAGATGACATGTTGCATCAAACTGAATTGCCGTTCCACGGGATCACTTTCACTAATGCGTCAAAGAATGAACTAATGGTGAAGCTCATGCTATCGTTCGAGGAACAATCTATAGGCATCCCGAACATTCCCCATTTGACGGACGAGCTAGACGACATTGAGGTAAAGACAACTTTGACAGGACTTCCCACGTATTCCGCATCCAACGGTTCACACGACGACCTTGTCATGTCACTGGCACTATGCCACGCTGGAATGTTGCAGCATTCGGAAAAAGATTACGGTATCATGCAGCTATAATGTATGGCCGATTTCACCAGAGAAAGAAAATGTATGGACATGAGCATGGACATGCTGGAAACGAAAAGTTTCGAGCGGCTTTTTTCCGGCAGCGATAGCGGTGGTGGAGCTTCGGATCTGAGCACCATGGTCAGCCCACGACTGCTTAAATCAATCTACCAGTCCGAAGATTGGATTTATATTCTGGTCGACAAGATCGCATCGAAGCTCGCTCAAATTCCCTGGCAGGTTCAACGCCAATCGGTTCAAAATGGCGAAGAGATACTTTCGCCAGCATTTGGGCATCCAGTCCAGAAAATGATGGACGAGCCAAACCCGCTACAAACCTCATACGGTTTCAAATATGCCTTGATCACCGATCATTGCGTCACAGGCAATGCCCTGATTTATGTTTCCACGGTTAACCGCTGGCTCGTTCAGGTTCCTACCGAGATCATTCAAATGGACATAGATGGACGTGGCGATCATCGCGGCTACTTCATCGTCGGTGTCGATCCGACTTCGTTCCCTGTCGGGATGAAAATGAAGCTCAAGGCGAGCGATGTGATCCATGTCAAGCGGCCAAACGCATCTTCGGTCTATTGGGGAATGTCGCCTTTAATTCCAGGCGCTAACCCTGCCTTGTTCAATAAATATTCAAACGAATACCTGCTGAATTTCTATCGTAAAGGCGCTCAACCTGGGCTGATATTGGAAATGATGGAGGAGACGAATGAGGTTCAAGCTAAGAAGCTATTACAAAGCCTTGAGACAGCGTACACAGGCCGCTCGAACCAACGCCGAGGAATGGTGCTTCCAAAGGGCGTCAAGGCGAGCAACATCTCTCATACTCTCGCTGACCAGCAGCTCATCACCTACATGCAAAACAACAGAGAAACCCTCATCAATATTTTTGGCGTACCGAAACACGAGCTTTCAATTGCTGACTCCGGCTCTCTCGGCTCAGAAGAATATAAGACTGCTCTAAAGAATTTCTGGCAAGGTCCGCTCATGTCGATCGGCTCGATGTTCGATACGGCATTGACAGCACGGTTAAAGCCTCTGCTCGGTCAGGGTTATGTGATCAAATTGAACTACGGCGGCGTGCCTATCCTGCAAGATGATCTCAAGGCAAAGGCCGACATGGCAACCGCGCTGCTATCGACCATGACTTATAACGAAGTGCGACAGCGCGTGTGGAAAATGGAACCGATTCAAGGCGGAGACATATTAAGAGATCTTGTACCCAAGGCACCGCCTAGCTTTGGTGGATTCTCATTACAATCCGCACCAGCTCCAATAGCGCAACCGACTACGCTTGAGCAGCTCGGTGCAGAGATCGACTACCGAGAGCATAACGCTAAGGCGTTCGAGACTTATGCAGCTTCAGAAAAGGGCGATTGGTATCGCAGATCGCGCGAGCATATAAACGGAAAATCCAAAGAGTCGATGGCAGAAATTGAGAAGCTCTGGCTTGGCATCCTAGAGGATCAAACCGTTGATGCGGTTAAGATTGCTAAGAGCCTCATGGAAGAAAAAGCAGCGAAGGTTCCAAACA